GGGCGTACTCCTCGAGGAGAGTGCCGGCCAGTTGCATGGTCAACACCGGGTTGCCCAGCAACGGACGCAGAGCCGCCAGTTGCTCCTGCTTGACGGTGTTGGTCAGCAGGTTGTTGGACGGCGCCACCTTGTTGTTCGGGGTGACAGCGTTGAAGTACTTGGTGACGTCCTGCGGGGTGAGCGTGAAAACGAATTCGTTTTTACCGATCTCCAGAGTGATTTCGCGACGGTCAGTCATGGGGTGTTCCTTTGATTGAGGTTGGCAAAGTAGGCGTCGAGGCAGTTTTCCAGACGCTTTTCAAAACGGTGTTCCAGCTTGACCAGGGCTTTGTCGAACGCTTCGAGGCGCCCACAGTGCTTGGCCATTTCAATTCGCAGCTCCAGGTGTTCACGGCGCGCGGCGCTGACTTGCTTGAACAGAAAAATCTGCAGTGCAGCGATGCCTGTTACGACCAGTTCGGTCAGTAGCAACATGACGCCAACCACTGCAGGGGTGAGTTCCATCACGCTGTTCTCCAGTTACCGCGTCCGCCAAGCCGCACGGCGCACCACATCAGCCAAGCCAGTGCCTTGCCCATGCCCTCCTCGAGGAGCGCCTGGTAAAAGATTTCATCAGCCGCGGATTTGCTGAATTGCGCGGTCAGGTGGGTGTAGATGTAGTCGTGCACCACCGCCGGCCGGCGAGCCTGAGCGTGGTCGCGCGGCACAATTCGCCAGACCAAACGTGGCACGCTGGCCAAGTCGGTGCGAAATCTGCTGGGCACAACGATTTGCCGGCCTTCCCACGTCAGAAAGCCCAACGGCGCGGCCAGCTCCCAGCGGTCATGCCCGGGGCGGTGACGCAGCTCCAGATCGGTTTGGAAGGGCATTTCAGCGCAGCCCCTCAGTCTCGCTCGCATCGAGATACGGCACGCCGTTGATGCGGATAAAGTCCGGACTGGTGACGTCGAACGGTACCTTGTGGGTCGATTTCTGCCCGCCCTTGGGGTCGATATCCAGCAAGCTGGAGATCTTCAACTTGCAGCCGAACGCCTCGACGCGGAGTTCGTCGGTCGCAGTCTTGGCGAAAAACAGGGTGTCGAAGGGTTCCAGTTTGCGGAACGAGCCGGCGCGGCCGGCCGCTTCGATCAGCAACGCCAGGTTGGCGCTGTCGAACTCAAACTCTCCGCTCGCAGCCACGTCGCCATCAACGTGGCCATCGGGTACGCCCCGGGTTTGCGCAACGGCGCTGTTGTCAGTGATGTCGAGTGTCGCTTTCTCGATGTGGATCTGCAGATCGCCCAGATTCACATCGAAGTTCATGCCGCTGATTCGGGCCATGAGTTACTCCTCTTCGCCCAGGGACAGATCCAGCGCGATGTTGGCGGTCAGCTCCTTGGGGCAGTTGTACGGACGGACCAGCAAATAGGCCTCGATCTTTGTGCGGGTTTTCCAGAGCAGGGTGATGTCGCCGTCTTTGGGTGGCTGGATATCGCCCGGAAACTGGAAGCCGGCAAAGATGGTCGAGCGGGACATTTCACGAAGGGGCCGCATCAAGGTTTTCTTGGTGCTGGCCATGCTGAATGGGGTGTTGTTTACCTTGCGGTCTGCCACCATTTGAATCAGCAGGATCCGCACGCGGCGGGCGGCCTTGTCGGCGATGCGCAGGTTCTCCAGCACGGTGAAGTCGCTGCCGGGAGCATCGAGCATGTTCGCGTCGCCCCAGAACGTGCCGACGTAATCAGGGTAGGTCTGCGGTACCGACAGACGGCCCTTGTCCAGTTCCGCCAGTGTGGCGGAGGGCAGCTCGATACCCTCTTTGTCGCGCGGCACTGGGCCCAGACCAACCAATGGGCCGGTGGCCACGCGCATAGGGCTGTCGGCAACGCTCACTTCGTCGGTCGCGAGACGGCCAGCGAGTACACCGAGGTTGTTACCGTGTAGTTGTGGCACCACTAGAACACGCGCAGCGGCCACGTCGGTCACGAGCTTGCGTTGTTCTTCCAGGTAATCGGCCCACTCCTTCGTAGCGTCGATGCCTGCGCTGGCAGCCATGACGAACACCCGGCGGCCGTAGCGATTGATCAGGTCCACAGCAGTCGCATGCATCGCAGTCAACTCGGCCCCGGCAATGATTGGCGTGGTAATGACGACTGCCTCTACCGAAATGTTTGCTCGCTGCGCCTGATCCAGGGCCGCTGCCCAGTCGCCATCGGCGGCCAGCGGTGCTGCCATGCAGGCCCAGCGGCTTCCTCCGTTGAGTCGAGCGGCTTTAACCTGGGTTTTCAGGTCCGAGTCGGCAACCCCCAGCTCGGTATCTAGCTCACTTTGCGTGTTGAGTGGAACCAGCTTTCCAACGTTCTTGGGCGCAGGGCCGATGAAAAGAAAATAGCGCTCGATCTCAGTGACTGGACCCTGGCCCAGGTTGAGGTTGTTTACGCTGACGCTGCCTTGAGCCATGGGGGGCCTCGTTATCGTGGGGCGTTAAGGGTTTGCTGCAGGACGGTGCTGAGGATCTGACGCACGTCCTGGGCATTGGCGCCGAGCACGGCGCGAGCTGGAAGATCGATCTTCCAACTTTGTTTTTTGGTGTCGCCTTCGAGCCTGGCCAAGATCAACCCGGCCTTCCCGCTCTTCAGGTTTTCCACAATCCAGCCCAGGGCCGGACGCTTCCATCGCTTGCCCTGGCGGATCCGGTAACCGGCTTTGAGCAAGGCGCGAGCCTGCTGTTTCGACGCCGGTGCGTCGTAATCCGGGGTTTTGCTTACACGCCGTAAGCGCGCAGGGGTCATGGTTTCCGTGCGTCCGGCCTGGTGTTCACCGGCAATTCGCGAGACCAATCTATTTTTCCAGCCCAGGACCGCCTCATTAGCGGTGAGGCTGACCACCTGCAGGCCTTTGCCCAATCCGCGCAGCATCTTGCGTTTACTTGCGCCACGGCGCGGCGCATAGGGTGAGCCGTCGACGTTGCGCTGATCTCGGATCCGCTTACGGTTCGGAGTGCGTAGCCGCTTACTGGCGTTGTTCAACAGACGCCGACGTTTGGCCGCCGGCAGCGCCAGGAGCTGTAGTTGTTCCTGGGCATCGAGCAAGCCACGGATGTCGAAATTAATCATTGGTGCTGTCATTGATCACGACCCCTTGTTCGGCAGTCCATAGATCAAACGGCACAAATGCCCAGCGCTTGCCGAAGGCTTCAATCTCGCCGGTATCGGACTCGGCCAGGTGTTGCGGCTCAATGAAGTCCAGCTGCAGCTCGATGTCGGCTGTGTCGGGGTCGAGCTGATCAACTTCAAAAGTCGGGGGTGAAAGGTTGTCGTCTTCGCGGCCGGGGTCGTTGACCTCAAGCCAGGAGCCGACCAGGGCCATCAGACGCCCGGGGTTATCGGAGAAACTTTCCAGTGCGATCACGGCGCGGTAGCGCATGTCGCCCATGTGTAAACCCTGCTCGGACGGCTTCCAGTACAACGGCAACGTGACCTGCTCGGCCCAACTGTCGAAATGCTCAGTCGGCACCATGAAGCGTTCGACCAGGTAAGAGCTGAGAGCTCGTAATTTCTCCATCAGATCAGCTCCGCCGTGATGCGGCTGCGACCCTGAATCAAGCGCACCGCCTGTTGACTGAACGACAGAAATTGCTCGTGGGTCTGCGGTGCTTCCTTGGCGAGGTTTTCGGCCGAGTCACGTCGGACGACCGTAGCGAACTGGGTCAGCAGGTACGCTTTCGCCCTGCAGTACACCGCGCGTTTATAGCTGGCAGCCATGAAAGCACGCTCTGGCAACACCATCGGATCGGCGGTGGCCACCTCAGTGATATCCGCCGCTTGCCACTGCGCCTTGCGCTGAGCCAGGTCATGGTTTACCTCGCCCATGGCAAGCGAGATGCCATCCACCAGCAGCTCCACCAGGTATTCCGCCGGCAACCGATAGCCCTTCTGAAATTCAGCCACGTCCAAATCCGGCCAAAAGCCGTCATTGGCGATCGGGTGGTCGATCAGGGTGGTGGGTCTGCCGGAAAAGCTCATCGTGGGCTGCTCGTTCAAATAAAGGCGGGGGTAACTGCTTTTGGTCATTGGCATATAGCCATGGCCTCGGCAGGCCCCCGCTGGGGGGGGTAAGTCGTTTATGCGGTGGTCTGACGGTTAAGTGCCTTTTGGGCATCCTTGAGTCGGGTGCCAACGCCAATTTCCGGGTACAGCCGCGTCGCGCGCTCAAAGTGGGCAATGGATTCGGCCCAGCGCTCGTTGTCCATGTCGATGATTCCCAGCAGCTTGTGAAACCGCGCCGGAATTCGCTCGAACAACTGCCATTCACCGTCTACCCGGGGAAGTTGTTGCGACAGATAGGGTTCCGGGCTGCGGCCCGCCTTGTATTCGGCTTCGGCCCATTCGATCAGGGTGTCAGCGATGAAGGTCGGGATATCCCGGCGAAAGCGCGCCGGCATGGCCTGGCCTTGCATCATGGCGAAGTCCGCCAACTCAAGGGCTTGCTCGAATTGCTCGGTGTCGAACAGCCAGACCAGGACCTGCATCAGCACCGGGTTGGGGTGGTTCAGTCCCGATTCGCGGTAGCGCTGCACATACTCCAGGTACTTGGGCAGAAGCTCCTCACGCTTCAGGCGCTGACGGGACTCCATCGCGTTCAAGTCCGACAACCGGGCGCAGTCTTCATGAGGGCTAAATGCTTCTGCGCGTTGGCAGGGCCGGCCAACGCGGTAGCGGGGGTGTAGGCCCCACCACTGGCGCTGGCGCCTTGCGCCAGCGTGCGCCGCTTGTGATTCAGCGCCAGGCTCACGCGCCACCTTCCTGGGTTTGATCGGGTTTCGCAGGTTTCGTAGGTTTCTCAGGTGTTTCGGGTGGAGGCGGTGCGACATCCGCCACAAACTCGACGTTGTCCGCCTCAATGCCGGCGAACTTGCCCAACTGCTCGATCACATAGCCCTCATTGCGGCTGTTGTAATCCTCCATCCGCGAACGCTTGGAGTTCTCCTCCAATTTGCGGCGCCATGAGCTGTCCTGAAAGTAGATCGACAGGTTGTCGAAGGTCGTGACCACTACGCCCT